TCGCACAGCCTCGATCCGGCTTATTCCTGGCCAACTGTTCGCAACCGATTTCGTTGTGCGCCGCGATGCAGATGGCGCGCTGTTCACGGTCACTCAATTCGATCCCGATGGCCTCGGCAATGTCGTGGCCACGCTCGGGATCGCAAAATCCCTACCGGAAAGCTGACATGCTCGCTGCTGAAGCCCTGCGCCTTGCCGCCATCGAGATCCTCTGCCCAACGGCTGCGATCGAGGCAGGCAGCGACTATCCGACGCGCGCCGGCTTTCGGGTCTTTGATAGCCGCGCGGTGGCACTGCAGGATATCGATCCGTCCGTTGCTTTCACGCCGGTGCTTTCGCTCTACACCAGCAAGAGCAGTGTGAAGCTGCGCGGGCCTCATGCGGCGGCAAGCGATACCAGCGCCGATGCTGTGCTGGAGATCATTGCCGAGCTTGCCGTTGTTTCGGGGGACGAGGGCGGCGAATTCGCCGATGCGATGGCATCCGACGATCCCGACGCCCGCCTGGTTTTGGCGGCACTTTGTGCGCAAGTCCGATGGTTGTTGGAACGCAGCCAACAAGGCGGGCTGTGGCGCCGTCTGGTTCGCCAGATCACTGAAACGGAGTTCGAGCCCTTTGCGGTTCCCGAGATTGGCATGCGCTGGCAGCGTGTGACCATCCGGATGCACTGCGAAATCCGAGACGACAATTTCTACATGACGGCTGGTGGTCTGCCGGAGCCGATCAGATCTCTTTATGACCAGCTTCCGGACACATCCTACGCCAAAGAGAAGCTTGCGGCGCTCATGGCCTATTTCGTGCCAGAGCCGCTGCAGCCCTTGAGGCAAATTCACATCACGTCCGGTCCCACCACGTCCGGTCCCGACGACCTATCGCCCTGACATCGGAGATCCATCATGGATGAATTCTACAAGCCCGCGCCGGGAAAGCGCATTCCCATGCCCGGCCTTCAGCCGGATTGGCCGGAGGATGGGCGCCGCATCAATCCACTTAGCGCCTATGAGCTTCGCCTCGTCGCAGACGGCGATCTCGTTCAGGTCGATGAAGAAACGACGCGATCGGCTGACATGGAGCCCGATGCGAACCCGGAGGTGAATGACGATGGCGAGTAATATCCCGGCGAACCTGACGGCGCCGATTTTCACCTTCGACGTGACGTCGGGTGGCAACTTCGAAAACGAAAACCGGCTGATCCTACTCGGCTTGGGGCTGGCGGCTGGCGCCCTGGCTGAAAGCAATCTCGCCCTCTGCAATACCCGCAATGATGCCCGCCGTCTGGCCGGCGCCGGATCGATGCTGGAAGCAATGTTCCTGATCTCCCGCAAGAACGCGCCGGCGCAGGAAATCTGGATCGGCCGCGTCGCTGAAGTCGGCACTGCAGAAATTCGCACGGTGACGGTTGGCGCTGTCCCGGCGGCTGGCGGACAGGGTGTTCTGCAGATCGCCGGCGAAAGAATTTCAGTGCAGATCAATGCCGGCGACACAGCCAATGCGGTTGCGACGGCGCTCGCGGCGGCTATCAATGCATACTACAACCCACTGACCAGCGTTTCGCTGCCGTTCACGGCGACGGTCGCTACCAATGTCGTCACGATGACAGCCCGTCACAAGGGCGCCTTCTCCACCGGCATTGATGCCTTCGTCCCAGTCTTGGACACCGTGAACGCCTTTGCGGGCCTCCTGACTTTTGCGGTTGGTACGGCTGGTGCCGGAGTGCCGGATCTTTCCGCCATTCTCGCCGCTATGAACGACGATCCCTACGAGATGATCGTCAGCGCCTTCGGAGATACAGCGAACGTCGCATTGCTGGACAGTTTCCTCAACAATGTGTCGGGTCGCTGGTCCTACGCGCAGCAGCTCTATGGTCACGCATTCTACCCAGCCACCGACACCTCTTCTAACTTGGTCACAAAGGCGCTGGCCAAAGACAGCTGGCACCTGACCATGATCCCGCGCTTCTCTGCCGGCGGCTTTGCTGAACCGGATTATCTCTGGGTCGCGGCTTTCGTCGCGCGCATCGCCGCATGGTCCGCAGGCGGCGCGAACGGCGACGTCTCGCGAAACCAGACTGGCCTCGTCGTTCAGGGTCTGTCGGCACCGCGATTGCGCGCCTACTGGATGGACTATGCGACGCGCGATGCCTTCCTGAAGAACGGCGTTTCGACCTGGTCGATCAATCGCAACGGCGACGTGACGATCGATAAGATCATCACGCAACAGCAGACTGCCAACGGCGCCCCCGATACGACCTTCCGCGATATCCAGCGGATCTACCAGGTCACCTATGCGCTGAAGAAGTTCCGCGCCGACCTTGCCGCCGAGCATTCCAACAAGGCGATCGCCGACAGCAATCCTGACAATCTGGATGCCATCTCGACGGTGAAGGACATTAAGGCGACGCTGTTCCACTCCTATCAGCAGATGTCCGGCGTTCTCGAGAACGCGGAGGCGGCGCTGGCGGCAATGGTGGTCACACGTGACACCGATAATCCTGATCGCGTCAACATTTCGCTGCCGCTCGATTTCGTCAACGCACTCGACATCCTGGCCGGCCTTGCCCGCGCCTACAGTCAGTTCAGCGCCGCTTAAGCGCCGCACAGAGAGAGGATTTAGACCATGGGCAAAGATTTCGGCGGCCGCATCATTGCGCGCACCTCCAAGGGGGACACGTTCACGCTACGCGGAACGTTGAACGTAAACCCGTCCAGTATTTCCATAGCAGCGGTGGCCAATCAGGACGGATCGCTAGACCGGACCGCCACCAACACGGGCTACAGATTCGAGCTTAATTTCGCCGACCGGGGCGTCGATCTTGATGCCTTGATGAAGGCGGATCGGTTTAACGTAACATTCGAAGAGGAATTTTCGAGTGTCACCCACTACTACACCAACGCCTTCCTCGTCGGCGATCCGGTGATCAACCGGCAGACCGGCGAAGTGACCGGCATCTCCGGCGCGTCTGAAAAATACAGCAAGACGGGTGGCTGATGGCGCCGATCGTAGTCAAGCTCGCCAAACCCTATGAGGTCCACGATACGAAATTCTCCACGGTCGAGCTTCGCGAGCCGACCTATAAGGAGATCTATCGCGACGGGCTCGGTCGGCCGCAGGAGTGGCAACCAACGCCAAACGGACCGATGCAGGTGACCTATCCGGTCGTGGTCGACGCCTATCTGCAAAAGATCCTCATTTCGCCGGGGTACGAATGCCTCGGCGCATTGAGCGCGGTGGACTCGCTCAAGCTCGAAAGGGCGGTCTGCGATTTTTTTCTGGATACGACGGCGTCCTAGACGCCGTCGATGTCATGGTCTTTCGTCTGGGTTGGCGCGCAGCTGACATCGAGGCGATGACGCCCTCTGCCATCGCCTATTGGGCGCGGCGGTTCATCGAGTTCAGAAAGCCGTAGTTTATGACCAAAGAGATCGAAGCGCGACTGAAAGTCTCTGCCGTCGACAAGACCGGCCAGGTCTTTCAGGCTCTCGCCGGGAAAATGGACCAGGTCAATCGCCGCGCCGAGGCCTTGAACAGGCAGCAAGGCATGATGGCCCGTGGTTCTCAGGCTGCCTTTGGCACATTACTCCGCTTTGCCGCACCTGCAGCGCTCGCTTATGGAGCCAAGGCGGCGCTTGTCGATTTTGCCGCACTCGATCGTCAGATGACCCGGATCGGCAATACCGCCGGCTCGACTTCGGAAGAAACCAAGGCCGCATTCGTAACCATGCAGCAAGAGAGCAAGCAGCTCGCCATGCCGCTCAACGAGGCCGTCACTGCGCTCGACACACTGGTGTCTTCCGGCATGAGCCTGAAGGAGGCGATGGACTTTCTGCCGTCTGTGCTGGCAACCACGCAGGCGTCTGGCGCGGCCGTCGAGGATATCGCCAACACCGGTTTGAAAGCATCCTCCGCCCTGAAGATCTCAGCGGGGCAGATGCAGCACGCCTTCGATCTGATGGTTGCGAGCGGTCAGTCTGGCCAGTTCGAATTGAAGGATATGGCAGTCTATATCCCGTCGCTTGCGAACTCGTTTGCCCGTATCGGCTATAAGGGCGAGGATGGATTGAAGCGGCTGATGGCGGCACTGCAGACGGTGCGCGAAGACACGGGCACGGCCGAAGAAGCGGCAAACGACATCGCCAACGTGTTTCAGAAGATGGGGTCGCGGGAGACGATTTCGAACTTCAAGAAATTCGGCATCAACCTCAGTCAGGAAATGGATAAGGCCAAGAAAAAGGGTGAGGACACCATCGACGCCTTCATTCGGCTCTCCAATAAGGCGGTCAAGGGTGATCTGACCAAGCTGCCGCTGTTGTTTTCCGACAAGCAGGTTCTGGAAGGCATGACGTCGCTGATCACCAGCACCGATCGGCTGACGCACTATTATACCGTTCTGAGTGACACCGGCATCGATGGCACCGTCGCACGAAACAATATCCGAGTCTTGAACGATACGCAGGCCAGCATCGACCGCCTGTCGAACTCCTACGAGCGACTGAAGCAGAGCGCTGGAGAAGCGATCTCGAAAGTTGCGGTCCCGGTCATGGACAAGGTGTCCAACGATCTCGACTACGGCACGGCGGTACGCAAGGGGCTGGAAGGCAAGGGTATGGGGTACGTAGCCCGCGAAAACTGGATGGCCTTTCATCTGCCGCTGGGCGCGTTTTCGCAAAGCGATGACGCCGATCAACTGGCATTCCAATCGGGATACCAAGACCCGGAGTGGCTAAAGTCCTACTGGGTGAATAGATACGAGCGCGGCAATATGAAGCCGACCACGGGACGGGCGCACTTGTCTCGTGGCGGCGCTCCCTCTGGCGGAGCAGGTATGGATGCCGGCGCGCTCTCACAAGCCATGGCAGCAGGCATGCCTGGTTCTATGCCGGGAGAAAGCGCGGTGAAGAGCTTTTTCCGCGTCCCGTCGAAAGCTGAGTTTCAGGATGCATTGAAAATCGATCTGAAGCCGAGCGCAGACGAGGCCAGCCGGAGTATTGCTGATGGCGGCAAGCAGGCGGGGGACTCCATTAAGGAGAGTGCCGCCCTGTTCAAGGTTGCCGGCGTTGATATTGGCGCCGCGATCGCCGAGGGAGCCGCCAAGTTGGTTGAAGCCGCGAAGGCGTTCGGTGCCAGTGCGTCGATCGCTGCGACCGGTGGCGGCGCGGCACCAAGGGTTAATGCTGATCGGGGACGCACCATGTCACCGAGCGTCACCGGAGGCGGTGGTGGCGG